GCGTTGGGCATTTGAGTCCCGGCGAATCCAGCGTCGAGGATTTCCTGGCGGATCATATCCTTGCCGATCCCAGGCTTGACCATGGCCTGCCTGCGCAGCATGTCGTAGTAGTCAAGGCCTTCCATTTGGCCCTGGGGCGTGTCGTACATCTTGTCGAACATCAGCATCCGGTTGCGATCAACGTCGACAGGCGTGACGTTAGCTCCAGGCTGATTGCCGGTGAACTTGTTGGCGTACCGGGGAAGCTCTGCCGTGTAAAAGGCGCGACCCATCGAGGCATGGGGATCTGCCCTCATGATGTCAAACTTGCCCTCGATCGGGATACGCTGGCCAGAGTAGACGCGCATGAAGTCGGGCTCGGGCCCCTTGAGCACCTCGGCTACCGGCTTGGGCGCCTTGGGCATCATGGACTCGACCTTCTGCATGTTGTTTAGCCTGCCTGCCATCTTTTGCAGTGCAGCATTGGTCCCAGCCCCTCCAGCCATCGATGCAGGGACCGAACCGAAGGTCTGGCCCATCTGGGCCGTGTGAGCGCGGTCAGGCTGCGTTAAAGGGTTCGGGGTCATGCCTCGTAAGGCGTGGCTCATTTCTTCGCTTGTAGGCCCTTGTAGGCCCCTTGCAAGCATGGCTGGCATGAAGCCTGCCGTCTTGATGTTGCTTAGCGCCTGGGTAAGATCGCCTGCCGTACCTAAGCTTTCTGCTAAGGCGCCTCGTACCGCACCGCGGCCCATGTCGGCTAGGCCTTGCAGGGCCTGGGGGATGAACGTCGGATTCTTCTGGGCGCGTGGGTTTGGCATGGTGGTCCCTAAACCGCGTAAGGATTGACCCGCCGAGGCCGGTCCTCGGGGTATTGGTCGTCATTATCCGGCGGCGGAGGATCAATGACAAGCCATCCCATGTCTCGCAGCACGCGCAGGGCCTGGGACGTTGTATCCACGAGGTCGTCATGCCTGACCTCAGGGAAGGCGCAAAGCTGATTGACGAGGGGCTCAGCCCAAGATCGGGGGTGGCCTTCGTTCTTCGTGCTCTCCGGAATATACACCCGACCGGCCTTGATCAGTGGGGCGATCAGGTTGACCCGTTGGACCTTGTCCGCTCCGCCGGGATTGTATGACCGACAGGGTATGTGGGCACGCCCCAGGTCCTGGAGGAGGGAGATGCCGGAGGACTTGTCTTCAACCAGAACCATGTCAGTCTTCTTGCCCTGTCCGAATTCATTGGGGTCGCCATAAACCGTGCCGAAGTCTTCAATTACCTTCTCCTTCAGGTCAGGATATTGCAAGCGCTCTTCCCAGCAATCGATCAGCATGGCGCAAAAGCCTTTGTCTTCGCTGGGCTTGAAGATCCCCCATACGCTACAGGCCGAGGGGTCGTTGATGGTCTTTTCGGTATAAGCGCCGTCATAGGACTGGACCACGAACTCAAAGCGCGGAAAGGGCTTATCTGAGGGCCATAGCTTGATCCAGGCGCGTTTGATGATCCCAGCCTCTTCGGGGTCGATGATCTCGGCGTGGATCTCCTGGCGGCCCAGGGAGGTGCCCTCGTACTGCAAGATCTGCTGTTTGAACGTCCCGGCAAGGTTGGCAAGGTTGTCGTAGGTCGAAGCCTGCGTGACGACGACGTCCTCGCCGTCTCGGTTCAGCAGGTCGATGATCAGCGGCTTAGGTTTTGGCGTGGTGGTTACGACGATCCGCGGCTTATCACCCAGGCGGACCGAGAACATGATCTGGTCCCAGGCTGCATCGAGGTATTCCCAGGCTGCCAACTCGTCGCACCAAGCATGGTGCCATTGCGGACCCCGGAAGCGCTCAGGCTCCGAGGCCGGTATGCCCTTGATCAGTGAGCCGTTCGTAAGGACGATCTCGTGCAGGCTCCTCGTGTACTTGACCCGGATCTCCTCGGGCATGCAGTTGAGCAGGCCTGACTCGCCTTCGATCATCGTGTCGCGGATGTCTGCCGAGGTCGGTCCTGAGATCAAGATGCGGATGTTCGGCGTCGTCCAGGCTGTATGCCATACGTCCTCGGCGGCTGTCCTGGTCTTTCCTGCGCCCCTACCCGCGAGTAAGAGCCATACCGTCCACCAATTGCCCTTGGGCGGGATCTGGTGCTTGTGCGCCCTCATGAGCCATTTCATCCGGGCTCTGAAGGCTGCCGCTGCTTCCGGGGGTAGCTTCTTCAGCGCCTCCTGGTGCAGGGCAAGCTTGGCTTCAATCCGCTTGCTTTGACTTGCTGTCAGCATTCTGGCGGATGCCGGTCAATTCATCGATCAGGGATTGTGCGACGTCCATCACCATGTCCACTTGTACGGGGCCTTCATCCTTGCCGGTGATCTCGTGCTTAGTCCGGTCGGTGTAGTCCTTGGGGAATCTTGCGGCCATCGAGCGGGACCAGAGCGAGGTGTTCAGGGTCACGCCATCCTTGGTCTGCTTCAAGTGATCCTGGGCTATGTCCTCCCACCATTGGAGGGCTAGTTCCTCTGCATACTCTATGGCGTTTAGAAATTCTTCGTGGACGGAGCACCAAGTCCACATAGTCTTCCTCGTCACCCCTATGGTCGCGGCGATCTGGGCCTTGCTCTTACCTTGGCGGCCCATCTCAATAACCAGTTCACAATATTTGGGATCGTAGTCGGTCGGTCTTCCTGCTGGCATTCTGATTTTCCTTCAAAAATCAAGCACTTACCTTTAGGATACACGAAAAAAACCCCCTGTGGAAGGGGGTAACGTCGTGAGGGGAAGGACCCACAACCAGGAGACACACAGAAAACGCCCCTATTGTACTCCCGCTTCGGGCTGTTTGTACATCCTCATCCTGATAAGGTCCGACACGCCGAACATGCCCACCGGCTCGGCCAGGGTTGCGCAGACTTCCCGCTCCTCGTCGAGTAGCTGCTGGACATATGCGGTTAGCTTATCTACGTCGAAGGCGTACTGCTTGCCCTTGATGCGCTTGCTCTCCAGGTCTTTGATGATTTGCTTTTTAAGATCTTGGTTCATGTTTGCTCCTTTACTTTGGGTGATCGCTCTTCGGTCCAGAATTCCTCTTCGCACTGCTTGCATTTGTGGCGGCGCTCTACGAAGTAATAATGCCTTTCGGGGTTCCAGAATGTTCGGGTCTCGAGGATCTTGGTCTTGTACCCCTGACCCTTTGGGGTTCGGCAGTAAGGGCAGATCATGCCCGCCCCCTTGCTCGTATGGCTGATGCGCATAGCTCTGTTAAACCCTTGGCGTAATACTTCCCTAAGGCTTCTTCCCATTTGTCACACACCTTCGCGCACTCTTCACGCTCATGGGCGGCGACAAGGGCAGCGAAGCGTTCAAGCTGTTCGTCGCTTGCGCCCCAAGTAATGAATGGGTGTGCTGGTTCAGAGAACGCAGCCTCCCGCGCCATGCGGATTATTTCTTCGCGGTCCATCAAAACACCCCGAACCAAATGCCTGTGCCGTGGACGCAGCCCACCGGGAATACAATCGCCCCAGCAATCAACAGCAGCCACTTGGCGCCCTGGATTGAGACAATGACGTGCGTTAACCAAGCCAGGATTACCCAGGCTGTAAATGCGAATCCGAGCATGCCTTCCATTTATTTTCCCCTCGCGTTTCTAATGCGTTCTTCAATCTGCCAATCTAACTCTTTCAGCAGGTCCTCGATTGTGTCGCCATGGCCGGTCGCATATCCGCGGCTGATCATCCACTTGGCCACTTTCTCCCGGTTGACAATCATCGCAACCGCGGCCCAGGTCTGAGCATCGTCCGCCTCGAGCTTGCCCATCAGACCCGTGCTCTCCAGGTACGACTTTGGCTTTTGGTGCGCGTTGTGGTCGCCGCTCATGCTTGACCCCTTGCTCGAATAGCTGTGGCCAAGTGATTACAAGTGTTCGCGTGTTCCATAACGATCCCGTCATGGTCGTCGACTTGCAGCGATATGCTGGTGAAGTTTTCGACCGCAATATCACATAGCCTTGCGCAGGCCTCGCGCTCCTTGGCCACCGCCTCAGCGATCAGGCCTTTGATCCTGTCCTGCTCTTTTTGCCATTCTTCCCGCTGCTTTCTTTCTCGAGCCGCTTTCCACGCCTCGTTGTCTTTGTGCCGCCTGCGTAGCTGGCTGACATACTGCTGCTTATAGCCGGTCTTCTCGGCTATTTCCCTGGTCGTAAGACTTGGGTCCTTCACCATCTCGCGGACGGCGTTATAAAGCTCGGTCGGGTCGTTCATATGCGCTCCTTGATCATTTTTTTAATCCGCTCGGCTTCCGTTTTCGGGATCTGCGCCGTGTCGATAATCCTGCATACCGAGTCCCTTTCCATGCTCAGCAGCAGGTTTGCAAACCGATCGAGATCCTTCAGGTAGGCGATGTAAGCCACGTCCTCGATCGTGTCTTTAAGGCCTGCTTCCGAGGCTAGAAGGCGCAGTCTTTTATCGTCCATCGTCGATCTCCACGGTGATTTTGTACTTGCGGCCATTCTCACCCTGGACGCGGACGATCTTCTTAGAACTTAGGTATGCACCCTCCGGCGTAAGGTCCAACTCGATACCGGAAGGGTCCTTCATGAGCCCGTTTGGGTCCCTTTCCAGGGACTCCAGAACGAGCGCGGCAATGTAGTCGCAGTAGATCATCATGGCAGTCAGAACGAAAAGTCGTGGTACTTCTCGCGCTCACCGAGGCGAAGGCCGCAGCCTTCCGACTTAACGAGGCGATTGGTCTCGGGGTTTATGAAGTGCTGGGCCCACTGTCCGTTCTTCATCTTGCGGAAGATCCGCTTGCAGTTGTCGGGGTTTTGTGTGTACTCGTATTGCTGCGACTCGCTCATGCCGTTGGAGTCAACGCGCTTGTAATCGTCGTCCTGCACGACAATGTAGCGCTTGGCCATATTGACCTCGACAACCGTGCAGGGGTTGCGATCGGTCCAGGAAAGCAAGGTTGCTGGCATACCAACGTAGGGCGCTGGCTCACCGACTGTCATGCGGCTGTAGAGGCTGTTTACAAGGCTTGCTGTTTGCATTTGGTTTCTCCTGTTTCTCACAGCGACTTGCTGTGGATAGGATTACAGCACAGTTTTTTATCCTCCTGGCTTATTTTCTTTATCCAGCCGACGAACGGTACGTTGCGCCCGAAGAGTGCCGACCATCAGCGCTGCCTTGGCCTGCAAGTCCTGCTCCGTAATCCCGTAATGCTTGGGGAATCCCTTGGTTCCCAGGCCGTGTACGCCCGTCTTTCCCCTATGGTGCTCCGGGCACAAAGGGATGGCCTCGAAGTGCGTAGCCTTCTTGCCCATGCCAACCCCCGATCGAGGGTGATGGATCTCGGCCGGGGTCCCTGGTGTACCCAGGTGAGCGCAAAGGATGCAGCCGATCTCCGATAGGTCGTTGAGCCACTGCTTCTCGTTGTTGGTCATCGAATAGCCCTGTGTACACGCTGATTGCGGCCGCTGTTGCCCTTCCTGCGATCTCCAGTGTCTTCAATCCAACCCTTGCGCATAAGCGGCGCTAAGCGCGGCGTAACGGTCGGAGCAGCATCAGCAGGGAAGTGCTTAAGGATCTGGTCCTTGATGCAGCCGTTTTGACCGTAAGACTGGATAACCTCGAGGACCTTCGCTTCCAAGGCTGTCGGATCAAAGGACTTGGCAGCGTCCTGGCTGGTGTCTGGATCGGTCGACCTCGCAAAGGCCAAGGAAGACACGCCGAAGAGGTCCTGCTGCTTACTGGCCACGCGCTTTTTGAGTGCCGCATTCCAGGCTGCCTGCCAGCAGTTCGCAAGCGTTTGGTCCTTGATGCCGGTGCTCTCGTACCATTCTCGATAGGCGTCACGCATTGCGGGTGTATTGGCCCAGGTTCTCATAACTATTCTCCAGTTTTTGTTTGACGTTCGGTGGAATCTTGGGCAACGGCGCCCAAGCGATAAATACTCGGCTCCAGGTTCCGATGCAGGC